GAATCAAAGAATAATACTTCCCCTTTTCCTGTGATGATTACTTCTTTATTCCCTACAGGATTCTTATTTAATTTGTCTTGGGAAATATCGTCGCGAAGTCTTTCTTCTTTGTTCTTTCCTATCAATTCAACTACTTTCTCTTGATATTCCTTCAAAGTAGCTTCTGTTAGTGTGTATAGACTAACTAAAGCCGCATTTCGACGTAAATTTATGCCATTTGCTCCGATAATGCAGGCAATAGTTGTTGCCCCAACGGCCCCAGCAGGAATATAACATTTCCAAGTAGCTTTTATGATATCAAGTTTTGACAACTGTTCTTTTTCAGATTTAAAAGATAATTTATTATGTTTTTCCTCCTCTATCAAATATAAAGCCTTTGGGGTAGCCTTTACAGCCAAAATAACCGTCGTGATTAGTCCAGTCACCCCAAAAGCAGTTAAAATAGTAGGACTTTCCCTTTGAATTATTCTAGCCATCCTTCTTGCGTTCTTTCTTAAAATAGGTGCTATATTCATTTCCATTTTCCTTGATCGTATATCATTATGATTTCATATCCAAATGAAATTCCAACACACACCAGAATCAATCCGAATATGAATCCAAGATATGCCAAAAACCAAAAATTTATAGCCAAATTATATGAATATATAATGGTTTGGCACCCAACGATAACAAACACCAGCATACAAACTAAGTTACGTAAATACTTTAAAAATTCCTTCACTCGGTTTCTCCTTTCAAGCTTTGTTTTGTAGAATTTTACCTCCGGGGAAAAAATATAAACTACGATGTTATGTAGTTTCTATTATAGGACATGTAATTTCTGCGAGAAAAAAAATAAGACTGCAAGGAGGATCGAACTCTTGCAGTATGGTCGAAAGTATCTTATCGACAACAATTTCGTCTCACATACTTCTTATTTCATTAAAGCATATGTAATTTCTGCGAGCAAAAAAGAAATCTTCGTTAGAAGATCTCTCTTAGAGGAGTCTCTTTTATATGATCATTTAATATTCTTTCATAGAATGCCATTGTCATTTTGTGTTTCGATTTACCTGTTTCAATATTACTAATGGTTTGCTTAGTTGTAAACATTTCATTAGCAATATCTTCGCAAGTTAAATTTAAACGTATTCTTGTGATTTTTAACCACTCTTTATCTAGCATATTATTCTCCTTTTAAAGAAAATCCTCTATTATAATACATGTAATTTTTGCGAAAAATGAGAGGCTATGTTTCCATAGCCCCCCAAATATAGGAGTTACCACTTAAGCCGTACAAGGCCGAATGCCTTAGATACGACGATGTTGGTTTTCTCAAAATTTAAAATAACCAAAATGGCTAAAATATTCCCAGCCACGGTCAAGATCATTTCGGGTTCTAGGCTCGACCAGGGCCTCTTTGCCCTAGCTTCGCATAAAAGCTTTAGATTCTCCGCCGCTTCAGAATATTCCTCACTGTTTGGTTCTTTTGATTTGAGAAATCCCAGCACATGTTGTATTTCCTCGTCAAGTTCGCCTGGTTTGCTTTTCATGCTATTCTCCTTTCACTATAAAATATGTTTTTACTGCGAAGGAGAATTAACCTTATTATATTGATACGTACTAACTCCAAGAACTGCACCAAGAAATGTATTAGTGGCTATAATGGTTGCTACAACTTGCTCAGCATATGGAAGCCCCCAAATGCCAGCCAAGGCATAATATAATGTACCACTTGCCGGCAAAACAATCAGAGCAACCCATTTCATAATATCATATACTTTGTTATTAAGTAACATTTTTATCACTTTCCTTTATCTTATTTTCTAGATTTTTATTAGGAATCAACGTAAGATTATCAACTTCTTTCATTAATCTTTTTACTGATCCATTTTCACCCATTTCCAAATAAGGGCTAATTAAAAATTGATAGAGATTTTCATATTCATCCTGAGAAATCCAACCTCTTTGTATATACTTCATACATAAATATATGATACGATCATGCGCCAGACCTACAAGAAGTCGTCTACCAAGATCCTTTTTATTTGTCTTCCTTTCTAAGAATAGCCAAAATCCGGAAGACGCAGCAAAAGCAGCAAAAAAGGTTGTTATCAATTGAAGTATTGTTAGCGTGTTGTGTGAGATTTCCATAATACAATCACTATTCTGGTCCTATGGCTAGCCATGCAACAGAGACTGCTCCGTTATATACTAGACCATCCATAGTATACCAAGAAATACTAACAGAAACTCCAGTTGATGGATTATAGATAAATACAAGAGGTTTGCTTGTAGTCTGATTATTTATCCAAACAATTGGCGCATATAAAAATGGAACAGGAAAAGTTACAGAAAATGATCCACTAGCAGCATTTACGTTTGCTTGATAAACTCCGGCCTGCATTCTAACAGCCCCTGGGGTGTAATTATTTGCTCCCCCAGTACTCCAAACTGTAGAACTTCCACCCTTCCGTCTGTAAAATTGTGGAGCTCGATCACCCAATTTAGTGTCATCAACCGAATCATCTTGGATATTTAAAAGCGGTCCAGTCACGTATGGACAATCAACGGTGCCAACTTTATTAGTAATATTAGCCTGGATAATTGATGTAACGCCAGCCCCAACTGCAACATGAGCCAAAGGATATTGATTAATAGTGGCCGTTCTTACTAATGTTGGAGGAACGGGACTACCAGCAGGAGTCCCACTAATAACCTTTATGCTATTAGCCCTAACAGCAGTTTCAGAATTAACTTCCAAAGCAACAATATCTATTCTAGGAAGTACTGCATCTGCTGTTGGCACCGTAAGTCCTAAAGCAGAATCATTGTATGTCCATGTATAATTAAACCAGGATCTACCAGAGCTAACGTTAATATTCATGCCAGTGTTTTCTAAAACTGCAAATTTATTACCGACATGCTCAAAAACACCATCATAAATAACACCATCAAACATCTGAGATACTTGAATTGCATTATAAAGTCTATCCTGAGCAACGGAATTATAAAAACCATAAGTTAAAGTCATAAAATACTCCCTTATTTACACGGTTATAACGAATTTAGGATATATTTTCGAACCTGAAGGATCCTGAAAAAATACTATTTCTGTTACTCTACTTTTTGCCATATTGCCATATTTATCAGAAACTTGTAAAACATCTCCCATAAAAAAATCTACCCCATAAGAATATGCCGTGAAATCAACCTCGCAATCAAACTCTTTTAAAATTATATTTTTCCCAAGTTCTTCAATGCCCTTACCATATAATTTATAAAGATATTGCTGATCTGTAAGTTGACCTGATGGAGTATTTCTTGAAACGTCATTAGCCTCTTTATATAATTCTCTTCTGGTAAGTCCTGAGCCACCACCGCCAGAAACAGTTACAGCATTAGTAATTCTTGTATTACCAACTCCCTTTTCTCCGGCTACTAAAACTATGGTTTTTAATGATTTTATGGATTCAGTATAATCAGAACTCAATAAATTATCGAACTCTGGAGAGAATACCAAATATGGATAAGTTGTTTGGTCATAGGATCTATCTACACCGGCATATAGCATAAAATCAAATAGACCATTCGGAGTTAATAAAATTCTAAAACCTATATCTCTACTAATACAAAGAGTAGATATTACCTCATATAAATTTTCTCCACTAAACTGTGTGTCAATAAGAAGAGCAGTGACAATAGGATCAGTAGAAGATGTAAATTGAAAGTTAGATATTTCTCTTTCAGAAATAGTTGGAGATATAATAGCACTATCTAATAGCCCTTGTATTCCTGCTTGAAGATATCCGGTTACAGTAGTAGGAGTCCAAATAATTCGTCTATCTAATATAGATTCTAAAGATCTTCCTGTGATTATTAATTCATCTCCGTCCTCAATTTTTGTACGAATTAAAAAATCTTCAGGAATCATTAAACGATCCGACTTATTTAATTTAAAATAGGCCGTAGTTTCTATGTCAGACCAAATTGAATTTGTTGGATTAACTACAAGTTCAAAATCTCCATAAGAATAATATCTATCAATCCAGATAAGGGAATTAAATGTATCCAAAATATTAATAACTTCAAAATCAGAGTTTAAAAATTGTATTTCTAATTCATTTGGCATATTTTAAACTCCTTCATAAATTACTGAATTAACTATTTCGAATTGGAGATTTGTAAGACCACTATCGGCATTGTAAGTAAATACGTTGTCTCCTTTTTTTAATTGAAACCAAGTTGGACTCATACTCAAAGTATTTAAAATATTAATAGTTTCTCCATCTCGTACTAGAATAGCATATTTATTTCCCTTTACTGTTGATATGTAAATATCATCTCCAAGATGAATATCTTCGCCAGTTAATGCTATTAATTTTGCACTGTCTATAGAAATTGAGTCTAGTGTTTCTGTATATATAATTTCCACATCATTAGCCGGGCCGAAAGCATGAATATATATTAATAGCCCAACCTCTTCGTCTCCATCATAATAAATAGATTTACTTGTCTCTAGAGATAATTCGCTGAATTCTATTAAATTTTCAGTAAGAGATTCGTTAGAAAATGGAAATTCAAAAAGAGAAGTTATCGAAGCAAATACAGTACGCTGAAGATTAATATCATATAAATAAGGATCCGGGCAAATAACAGAGATTGTAGAACCTTCTTGATTACTAAATATGTTTGGTTCATTCGATTCAACATATCCATAAATTTCAACAGATCGAGTATCTGTTTCTATCGAAATCTTAATTTTTTTCTTTATTGGAAAATATTTATATGAATTTCGTCTTGTTATTTCTATTGTTGGATTTTCTAGAAATATAATAGAAAATACTATATTTCTAAAACTCATTCTTGCTGCATTGAAAAGACCCCCATCAATAACAGATAATTCAGTAATATTGATAGATGCTTTGTTTGGGCCTATCCCTTCTATACTTTGGATGAGGAACCCGGATTTCTCCGGGAACCTCAATTCCATAGTAACAGATTCTCCCAAAGGATTGGTCACTGTTACAGAATTTATCATATTTTAACCAGACCTTTCAAAGCCAATAGTTGATTTCTTGTTTGTCTATAAATTTCAATTCTAGACAATGGAATAGGAGAATTATTTATCTGAGTCAATGAAATTGTAGAAGAAGGAGTATTTATCTGGCCACCAACGCCATTATCCTTTATGAAATTTCTTGCTACAATTTGACCCCTATCTACAACAGGAACCACATTAAGACCAACAGCCCCTATAATTCTATCAATTTCTTTTTTTCCAGATATTATTTCTGACAAATCTAAAACTGGACGAATTGTTGGGGACATATCAGTATTAACATTTAAAATATCATCGATTTTAGAAATTGCGTCGCTCATAGCTTTCGCTGTTGCATTTCCTAAATTGCTCATTGTAGATATAACTTTGGATTTAAACTTATTTATACCTACAACAATTCCTAATGGAATCCAACTAGCAATTTTAGCAAATACAGTTGAAGGAGAAGCAATTCCTAGTTTCTTCTTGATTGCATCTATCGCAGCTGTGACAACATCGCTAAGAGCCTTTAAAACTGCTTTTGCGCCATTTCCGATTCCTTCAACTAAACCGTCAATTATACTTGTAGCTAATCTTCCAATAGCAGTAAGCAAAGGTTTCATATTCTTATCAACACTGTCGGCCATTCCATTAATAAAATCTATAATGAAATCCCAACCTGCTTGAATGACTTCTGGAAGATTATCAGCAACAGCATTTAGAAATTCCACGACAATTTCAGATACAACCGTTACAACATCAGCTATATTATCGCGTATCCCTTCTAGAAAAGCTATTAGAATATCAAAACCAGATTGTACAAAATCTGGCATTTTTTCTGCTATTTTTGTTAATAACTCGCCCAACAAAAATAGAACAGCATCAATAAAGTCTGGAACTACATCAATGATAAGTTTAATGAGTCCTTTTAACAATATTGTAAGTGCTTGAAGAAGTTTAGGAGTAACTTTGATAATGATGTCAAGAACTGCCAATAATAAAGCTAATATAGCATCTCTTACTACTGGTGTTGCTTTAATAATTCCCTCGCCAAATACAATAATGGCGTCTATAAGAGTCTTTATTATTACAGGAATTACACCAAGAATCGTCGTTATCATTGCTACTATTGCTACAGCAGCTGCTGCTCCAGATACGGCTATTGCGGATAAACCAACAGAAAAAGCCAATAAACCAGCCCCGACAAGCACAGCCGCAACCCCAATTAGTAACATAGAAGTGCCCAAACCAAGTAACGTAGGTATAACCGGAGTTAAAGCATATCCAGCAATTCCAAGAATAACAAATACTCCAGCTAATACCAATAGGGACGCTCCTATTTCACCTAAACTCATAGATCCTAAAACTTGTAGTGCTGGCGCTAAAATAGCTAGAGCTGACGCAGCAAGCAATATAGCAACGCTTCCCATTATAGTACCTTGCATTGCATACAGGGCTAAAGTTAATATAGCTAACGAGCCAGCTAAAACAGTAAGTCCCCTAGCAATTTCATCCCAGGTCATACCACCTAAAGTTGTTAGCGCTTTGGACAAAATCACTAAAGAAGAAGCAATTATAACTAGTCCTAGACCAGTAAGAATCATATTTTTTGGAAATAATTTTATTGCCGCAAATATAATTAATAAAGATCCAGCCATTCCAACTAACCCCTTTGCAATCTCTTCCCAGGATAAATTTCCTAATCTACTTATAGCTTCGGAAAATATAAGTATCGCGCCGCCAAGAATCACCATTCCAACAGCAGTAGCAATAAATCCAGCTCCACTTCCGGTTATCTTTGTAAATATGGCTAATTGGGCCAATATCAATCCAAGGGCAACAAGACCTTGAGTCATCTTATTTGGATCCATGTTAGCGAACTTTTCAACAGCAGAAGCCATCACTACTATAGAACCAGCCAATATTAATAGCCCAATCCCCTTAGCAATACCCATTTTATCCAAATCAACTAATTTCATAAATGCTACAATTTCAGCAAGCATTACCCCCACACCAATCAAGCCATTAGTGATTGTTAATGGATCTAAACTTCCAATCTTCTCGACAACCCCAACCAAAACTGATAGAGCCGCAGCAAACGCTATTAGACCAATAGCTCCAGTTAAAATACTTGATGTGTTTTTAGACATCAATTTACTAACCGCAACAAGACCTATAGATAAAGCAGCAACAGCACCAAGACCCTGATCAAGCTCTTCTGGTTTAAGTTTTGCTAGCTTTGAAATTGCTCCTGCCATTATTAAAATCGCAACGGATAGGGTTACAAGTCCAAGTCCAGCTCCGGCACCACCACTAATTCCAGAAACCTTACTATATAAGGCCATAGCGCCCATCAATTCCAAAAACATAGTAGTTACAGCGCCTAAGGCCATAGTTAATTTCTTAGAATCTATCGTTGAAAGGGCAATTAGAGAGATAGTAAGTATTCCTATAGATGAAGCTATCAATAATAAAGTTTTAGCCTTCAAATTTTGCTGCCAAGCCTCAAGACTTCCTCTAACTCCATCTAATATACCAGTAATTCCACTAAATATACCTGAAGCCTCGCCTAAAATACCAGACCCCTTATTAACAAAATTCTTAATTGCAAGAATAAGAGTCAGAATAAGACCACTATTAATAGCATCAAAGATCTTGCTAAAATCCAAATTGGCTGCGCCTTCAACAACTGAGGAAACGAAATCACTTACAAAACTTCCAATGCTACTAGCCAATTTAAATAGAAGAGGAGAAGCTTTTTGAGCAAGTTTTAGAAAACCTTTTAAAAGAAATGCAACGCCTTTAAAGAGGGCTTTAAGCGGTTCAAAACGCAGACTAATCTTATCAAAAAAGGTATCTATCCCACTTGTATCAACCCCTTTAAAAAGACCAGAAAATAACTTTTTAACCTCATCGAATTTTTCCTTAACTCCAGTAGCAAAACTAATAATACCATTCTTTACCAGATCTACTGTGGTTTTTATTTTTTGGATAGCAGTATTAAATATATCGTTTGTTTTTATTGCCTCTCTAAGATTTACTACGTAATCGCCAATTCTTGCTAAAAATTCTAAAATACTATCTCCAGAAGGAGCGACTGCACCAGCAAGATCGAAAAATGCAGTAACTAACGCAACAACAATTTGTTTGGCAATATCTAAAGCGGCAAATAAACCAGAAAATATCCTTTTTATTTGATCTGCGGTTTCTCCACTAATTTTTAAACCATCAGCAAACCACCAAATATTTCTTGTTAATGATATTAAACTTTCTAGTGTTTTTGGAGGGAAAATATCAACAAAAGCTTCTTTAATTGGCGCTATAATACTAAGAAGACCTTCAAAACCTCTTCGAAGAGCATCTATTAAAACTCCTCGTCCGCCCCAGTCTTTCCAATCTTGAAGAACTTTATTACGAGCATCTGATGATGATTGGATTAATGGACCTAGAGTCTCACTAACTTCAGTGAAGAAGCTTTTAGCCTCCTCGAAATCACCCATAACAATACGCCAACTCTGAGCCCAGCCAGAGACAAGAGATTCTTGAATGGTTTCTTTTAACTGGGTAAATGTTTTTACTTTAGTTGCAGCATCATTTGCCATCTGGCCAAGTTTAATAATACCAGCTATTTGTTCTTCAGTATATCCAATAGATTTTAATTGCTCGGCGTTAAGATCGCCAGTAAATTTCGCAAGAGTTTCTGTTAAGATTTTACTAGAAAGCCACCCCTCTTGCAAACTCTCTCTGAAACTTCCATTTTTAGCAATCATATCATCAACGGCTATTCCGTTTACTCTAGCTGTTTCCTTTAAAGCGTCTTGAAATACTTGACCACCCATACCAGCATTAACAACGGAATTCCAGTCCATTAATCTGACCGTGCCAGAAGAAATTGCTTGAGATAATTGATACATTGCGGTAGCTGCTTGCTGAGAATTAGAACCAGAAACAGCAGCAAGATTGGCAATACCTTTAATTGAATCTACCGATGTTTGCAAATCTACACCAGCAGCAGTAAAGGTACCAATATTTTTTGTCATCTCTGTAAAATTATAAATCGTTTTATCAGCATATGTATTTAGTTTATCTAAAGCAGCATTAACTTCTTCTAACGTTGTACCTTTTGATGCTGTATTCGCTAAAACCGTTTGAATAGCGTTAATCTGAGTTTCATATTCTGCAAGACCCGTCTTTATTGGGGCAGTTAAACTTTGTAAAAGTTTCTTCCCTAAATTAATAGCAGAATTTGTAAGATTTTGAAGAACAGTAAAGCCAATTACTCCAAGTGCAGAAAATTTACTAGAGACATTTTGAACACCACTAGCAATATTTTCTAAAGAGAAATTCTTTCCTACGTTGGATAAATTTAGTAAACTTTTAGCAGATGAATCTAAATTTAAACTTTTCTTCAAAGTATCTAAGGACGAAACACTAGTTTTAACTCCAGTTTCGAATTGTTTATTATCAAACCCCATCTCAACAACTCGATTATCTATGGTTTTACTCATAAACTAGATACCTCCTTCCATATATCATCTGCCATACCATCAAAAATTTTCTTCATAGCAGGATTAATATAATCATTTGGTAAAACGTATCCTCCGTTCCCAGTTCCATGACCATATTGTATGATAATAGCTATTGGAACTCCATCATCGATATTAGTATTATACCAAATAATATTATATCCAAGGTTACTTATTGTAAGTTTATAATTCCAAGATAAAGCTGTCAATCCAGTATCTTTTGGAGTAGCTTGAGAAAGAGCTAATACGCCCTTTGCTCCGTATTCTTGTAAAATACTTTGAACTTTTAAATTTTGTGCTCTAGAGAAAAATCTCTCTGTATTTTTAAAATTACCTTTATGCTTAATTGTAATCATATTTTATCCTCTAGTATTTGCCTTTGCCTTTCTTGCAGCATTAAGAGCACGATTTCGTTCAAATATTTCTTTTCTACTCATCTTTTTAGGAGATTGATTCTTAATATTACAAACATTAATAAGAGTTAATAACCTATTAAGATGCCATTTCTGGCATTCAAAAGGTATATTATATACAACCATCCAGTAATATATAATTTCAGCAGTAATTATTTCTTTATTAAATGATCCAGTTTTAGCATTTCCAAAAGTGGTTGCGGTCATTGGATCTTCAATATATTTATTCACTTCCTCAATAATCCCGTTTGTAATATATTTGTATATATCAGAATCTACATTTTGGGTTATTGTCATGCAACGAATATAATCAATCGTTTCTTCAAATGTCTTTTCTTCTTTTGATAAAAATGGTTTACACCATTTAGATTCCCATTTTGATATCGAGACTAGAGAATGCTCCAGCTGCAAAATTTGTTCCCTCGTATAAGAAAATTCGTTGGTTTTTTCATCATACAGTTCTATTACTGGTAATTTAATTTGAAGCATTCTCTAATCTCCGATAAAACGCATTAGTTATTCCTTAACGGGTACAGGAACAATCCCGTTGATAAAAGATGCAGCAGCTTCCGCATCACTAGCAAGTTCCATAAAAAGTTCACTATATGCCTCTGTTTGAGAAAAGGCGTCTCTAAGTTCTTGATTTTTTACAAATCGTTTACCATCAGCAGATTTCTCGCCATACGACCTAAGAATAATATCTTTAAACAGCTCAATTATTCTTTTTCCGTTTTGTTCCTCTACAATTTTTTCAATCTGCTTTACAAGACCACCATCTACAGATAATTCCATTTCTGCAACTTCAGCCTTTGACAAATTAAAATGAAAAGTTTCTTCGCGAGGAGTTCCATCATAATCTACGTACTTAATTGTCTTTTTAAGCATTACTAATTCCCTTTAAATTTATTTATCGTCGATATAGAATAAAGCAGATCGACTATCAGTTCTACCACCAGTTGTAACGATAGTACAGGTTACCATTCCAGTGTGTTTAATGGTTCCTCCAGATATCCACACAGTTATCTTTCCTTCTGATAATAAAAAACTGTTAATAGCTAATCCTTCGGTTCCAACTAAAGAAATTTCGGCGATTGTGTCAATCCCTAACCAAGCAACCCAATCCCATTCATAATCTAATATAGAAGATGGATCTTTAGTAAAAAGTTTCATAATCCTCCTATTCTATAAGAATTTTGCGTACCTCTTCTTCTATCTTTATTAAACGATCCTCCCTTTCAACAACTATTCTTCTATCTTCCTTTTCAACGATTATCCTTCTATCCTCTGGTGTTGGGCCAGGCAAAAAAGACCAAATAATAGGACTTCCTAAGATTGGTGTTCCACTAAGAATATCATTAGCGATTAACTCATGTACTTGACCGATACTAGGATTTCCTAATATTGGTATTCCACTAAGAATATCAGTTGCTATTAATTCATGAATTACTTCACTACTAAGAATAGGACTTCCTAAGATTGGTATTCCACTAAGAATATCATTTGCTTCTAATTCATGTACTTGACTAATACTAGGATTTCCTAAGATTGGTATTCCACTTAGAATATCGTTAGCTTCTAATTCATGAACTTGAGTAATGGTAGGACTTTCTAAGATTGGTATTCCACTTAGAATATCATTAGCGATTAACTCATGAATTACTTCACTACTAAGAATAGGATTTCCTAAGATTGGTATTCCACTAAGAATATCATTAGCGATTAATTCATGTACTTGAGTAATGGTAGGACTTTCTAAGATTGGTATTCCACTTAGAATATCATTAGATTCTAATTCATGAACTTGTCCAATACTAGGACTTTCTAAGATTGGTATTCCACTTAGAATATCATTAGCTTCTAATTCATGTACTTGAGTAATGATAGGACTTTCTAAGATTGGTATTCCGCTAAGAATATCATTAGCTTCTAATTCATGAGTTTGACCAATACTAGGACTTTCTAAGATTGGTATTCCACTTAGAATATCATTAGCGATTAACTCATGAATTACTTCACTCGACACTATTGGAGTTCCAAGAATTGGAGGTTCTGTAGTAATATCAGTTGATATTAATTCATGAACTTGTCCAATACTAGGACTTTCTAAGATTGGTATTCCACTTAGAATATCATTAGCGATTAATTCATGAGTTTGACCAATATTAGGACTATCAAGAATAGGAGGTTCTGTAATAATATTAAGAGCTTCTAATTCATGAGTTTGACCAATATTAGGACTATCAAGAATAGGAGGTTCTGTAATAATATTAAGAGCTTCTAATTCATGAGTTTGACCAATATTAGGACTATCAAGAATAGGAGGTGCAGTAGTAATATCGTTGGCTATTAATTCATGAGTTTGACCAATATTAGGACTATCAAGAATAGGAGGTGCAGTAGTAATATCGTTGGCTATTAATTCATGAACTATTTCACTTGAAATTACTGGTGCTCCTAATTCAGGAATTCCTGAAAGAATATCTGTTGATATTAATTCATGAACTTGTCCAATACTGGGACTATCGAGAATAGGAGGTGCAGTAGTAATATCCGTAGCAACTAGTTCATGAGTAACTTCAGTTACAACAGTAAAAGTACGAATTTCAGACCAATCACTATAGCTACCAGATCCATCAGGATCAATAGCACGAGCTCGCCAATAATAGATCATTCCAGAAAGAAGTTCATCTCCAGCCTGGACAGTAAAAGATATTTTCTCACCAGCGTTAAATGGATCTGTATCCCCTCCAGTTACAGTATTTAAAAATCCATTATCTGTACCAGAGAGTTTATCCAGTAGAATAAATTCTTCATAAACTTCAAAATATAGATCAGCATTACGAAAATCGCCTATGCCATCACTAACTGGAGACCAATAACCATTGTGACTCACCAAGGCCCCATCAATATACATATTACCAGCATGTGTCGGAGAAGTTCCACCTTGAGACCAATCACCATATACTCCAATACAATTTTCTGCTGGCTGGGAAACACCATTGGCATCCCATTCCAAAATCCAAAAGTATTTAGTATCATAAGCAAGATTGATTTGATTTAAACCACTGAAAGTAAATGTATACCAACCAGGTGCGCTAGATGTAGTGAATGGAACTCCATCAGACACTGCTAACCAACCAGAAGTTGGTGTGTCTACAGGATCAGCTGCATTTAGAGGCTCACCAGTTTGTCCATAAGTTCCTTGATGCGCATATACTCGCATATAGGCAGTGCCATCAGTATCAGTGCTAGGAGGATCTGATCCACAATATATTTTAATTTGTTTTAAAATCCCACCACCACCAGAAAACGATTGACCAGGGCGATCATCCGTCTGAAAATATCCAAACCAACTATCATAATTGGGTACCCTTAACTGAT